GGTCAATTAAACACAACCTAACTACATCAAATAAATACAGTTAGGTCGCGGTTATTTTATTTTGAAGTCTATAACCTTTATTACTGGTGGAATTGGATTCTTACCTGCACGAGCAGGTTTTATCACATCGACTGTAATAGAAGATACAATCGCATTTACTGCTGCTTTCTTTGATTCGTTGTTCAAATTGTACCATTCATCTTTCAACTGATTTAAAAGTTCTTTTATTTCAAATGGAGATGCTGTATCCGTTATATTAGCTAGTTGTTTTTGAATTATGTTTTCTTCTTGGGTCAGTGTTAACATATCTTTTTTATATTCGTTCTTAGGAATATCTCCTTCTATGAACAGATATTTTAACCGTGCTTTCTTATCTTGGATTCTATTATATTGTTCTTGTAAATTACTTAACTCTATTGGTTTTTCCTCAGTATCTTCAAGGTCAATGATTGCATCCTCCAAGAGATTTAGAAATTCTTTTTCAAGTACATCTTCTGGAACTTGAGGCATATCACATGTTCCTTTATGATGTCTTGAGCTACATCGATATCCCATTACAATTCTGTTATGAGCCCTTACTTGTTTACTTCCTAAAAAGTGTTTTCCGCATCTGGAGCATCTTAACACATTGGAGAATACGAAAAAATTCTGCAACCTAACTTTACCTATCTTTCTACTATTTTGTACTTGTTGAACGGTATACCATGTATCTTTATCAATAAAAGTTTCAAAATCCTTTTGGGCAATATCTGTTAAGATATCGTCTCCCCAGCGAATTTTCCCAATATAAATTGGATTATTTATGATATAACGCACTGCATCGTAATTAAATGTTTTCCCTCTCTTGGTTTTAACTCCGCGACTGTTTAAAGATTTTACAATACTTATTACACCTTTTGTTTTGTACATCTCAAATATATATTTTACAATTTCAGCTTCAGTATGATTGATATACAAGTTCCCTTTTTTTACGTCATATCCCATAGGTGCTTTAGCTCCATTTCTCAAACCTAATTCAGCCTTTTTATGCATGGAGTCTCGTACACGTTCTGCTGTTGTTTCACGCTCCCATTGCGCAAGTGTTGCAACTAGGGTAATAAACATTCTTCCAGTAGCCGTTGTTGTATCAAATATTTCTGTACTACTCTTAAATTTAACATTATATTCATCCATCATTTTTAGAATGGAATGTAAGTCTGACACAGAACGAGTGAAGCGATCTAATCTGTAAACAAGAATAATATCAAATTGTTTTTTCTTCATATCTTTTATCATTTGTTGAAAAGCTGGTCGTTCTGTGTTTTTTGCGCTATATCCCTCGTCACAGTAATCATTTACTACTACCCAACCTTGTGATTTAGCGTATTGTTCAAGACGAAGTCTTTGCATATCTAATGAAATACCTTCTTCAACTTGCATGTCAGTGGATACACGTCTATAAATGACACATTTCATTAGTTAAACTCCCTTCTTAATTAATTTATATTTTATGTATGTTTTTAATTTATTAGACGAATACTATGTGAAAATACAATTGTAGTAAGTCAAATTATGAGTTGTAGTCAAACAAGTAGTTGACTCAGGCTTGCAGTGAGATAACTCACTGTTCTTACGACTGAATGAATTCGTATAAATCTTCCATCTTTACATTAAGTTGAGAAGCAATATTTTTAGCTGTTTGGTAAGACATAACCCTATCGTTATTTGCATAAGAATGTATTTGTTGTTTAGCCATGCCGAGTTTCAGTGCTAGATCTACTTGAGTTAATCTCTTCTCTTTTAATATTTCATTCAGTCGACATTTGCCGACTACATACACCTTTACACCGCCTAATTATTGAATGATTGGGCTCACGCTATATAAAAACTTACCTATAATTTTTATATCCTCACAGTTATCTCGTGAGAATTGTTGGTCCTTAAAACTTTCATCATGTGAGCAAGGCTCTAGAACCATTAAGTCTGTAAATTTGTATACCTTTTTTAAAGTTGCATAATGTCCATTTACAATTACAGCTGCTATTTCACCATTTTCCACATCAGGTTGTTTTTTTAATACTGCGTAATGGCCATTAGGAACAATTTTATTCATTGATTCACCGTGTACAACTAGTCCAAACATTTCATCTATGTTGCCTATTTGGTATGGAGGGGTAATCTTATCGACTATATCTTGGACAGCTTCTATAGGTGTACCGGCTGCTATTTTACCGATTACCGGTATTTCACGTTTTTTGATTAGCCTTTTATTTGTTTCAGATGCTTCTTCACTAACAAATTGTAGTTCTCCGTTCACGACTTCAAGTTTAACGTTTCTATAAGTTGTATCAATATCAGATTTCGTTACACCGAATACGGCCGCCATTTTCTCTAAAACACCTGAACTTGGTTTAGCTCTGTAATTCATATAATCACTTAGTGTACTTCTCGCGATTCCAATTTGATTAGCTAATTCAGATTGAGTCATATCTTTTTCTTTTAAAAACTTTTTTATGTTTCTTACTATAGTTTGCTTTTGTAAATCATTCATAACGTCACCTCCAATTTTGACTACGTTATTTAATATATCATATTACGAATAATTCGTAAAGTGTACGTTTTGTATGGTTTTTTCGTACTTTTGTATTGAAATTACATAAAATTAGTAATACAATAAATCTCGAAGGAAGGGGGTTGCAAGATGGACTATTTCAAAAGAACATTGAATGAACTTAGAGAAAGTGCAGGGTTCAATCAAGCAGAACTTGCGGATATATTAGAAGTATCCCCAAAAACGTTATGGTTATATGAACAAGATTCAACTAACATGCCAGATGAATTAATCAAAAAGTATATGTACTTATTTGATATTCCTTACGAGGATATATTTTTTGGACCTAAGTACGAAAAATTCGTACAGGTAAAAAAACGTGTTAAGGAAAGAGCGAGCGTTTTAAAAAATATCGTTTCATGAAATTTTGCTATAAATGGATAGTCCTACTGTCCCACATACATATAAATGCATTGAGGTGATAGAGGATGAGTAAGGAACAAATTATTCGTGATGAATATGGGTATGTGGTAAAAGTAATCCTTACAAAAGAACAGTGGAAGAAGTTTTTAACACCGTTGATACCAGCTGCACGGGAGCTAATTATACAAAGGAAAGTAGAACAACGAAATAAGCAAAATGAAAGTAAATAATTTTTTTAACATATTTGCGAAATTTGACGATAAATGTTTGTTCTGAAAATAAAAGGAGAGTGAAAAGCATGAATGGAGTATTTGTGGCAACAAGAATTATGAAAGGGCATGAAGTAAGAAAAAAATGTGCTGAAGCGAAGAATAGTCCTACACAAATGTTTGTGGAAGACATGCGAAGAAAGCGTCAATTAGAAAAAATGAACCGTAAGGTTTCAGCTCGAAGGGAGGTGAGTTAATTGAAGGAAGTAACGTTGGTTTTTAAGTCGGGTGCTAAAGCAAGTTTTACGGTAGACCAATTTAAAACAATTATAAATGGTTTCGGTTCTATTGAAAAAATTGAATGGGATACAAAAGGGTTAAGTAAACAGTTAGTTCATCTAAATAAACATAATATCGATGCAATATTTGTGGAAGACATTCCGGAAGAGGAAAAGGGATGTTATAAAGAACCTGATCATCCAATTGAAGATTTCTATGGTTGTGAAATTAAGTGGGATGATAAGTATTTTATGTTTGGCCAGTATGCCGTACTTGAAGAGAATTTAGCAGCATACCTAATTGAGCAACAAAATGTTGAATGTTTTCGAGCTGTATAAAATAAAAACCACCTGCGCCAACAGGTGATTTAAGTAAAAATATTCACAGTCATTATAGCATGAAATTTGGTGATGTAAATGAAACTATTTCCGCACCAAGATAGAGCGTTAAACGATACATATGAACATAATCGTGTTGCGTACTACCTTGATATGGGGCTTGGAAAGACCTTTGTAGGCTCTGAAAAGATGTGGGAACTAAATACACCGTATAACTTATTAATCTGTCAGAAGTCCAAAATAGACGACTGGAAAGAGCACTTTGAACAGCATTATGAATATGAAGTAATCGTGTTCGATAAACAACGTATAGAAGAAATTCCAGAAGAAAGTGTTTTGATTGTCAATTATGAACGTGCGTGGAGACGTGATGAGTTATTGAAGTTAAATAACTTCACACTCATGTTGGACGAGTCTTCCAAGATTAAAAATGATAAGTCCAAACAAACAAAGTTCATTTTGAAATTGAATGCTGAAAACGTCATATTGCTATCAGGAACACCGACAGGTGGAAGGTATGAAGAATTATGGTCACAACTTCACTTGTTAGGTTGGAAGATTAATCAAAAGTTGTTCTTAAAGCAATTTGTGGTCCAGGAATGGGACGACAGAAACAGTAAGTACAAAATCACCGGTTATAAAAACGTCGAACGTTTAAAAGCGAAATTAAAGCAATACGGCGCGGTGTTCATGAAGACCGAAGAAGTATTTGATTTACCAGCAACAACTGATGTGAAAGTGAAAATACCTGGTACCAAGTTGTATAAGGAATTTAAGAAACATCACATTGTTGAGATCGGTGAAGAGTTATTGATTGGTGATACACCTGCAGCAAAGAAATTGTATTTACGACAATTAGCTGGAAGTTATAACGAAAACAAATTGCAGTATGTAAAAGACCTAGTTGAAAGCACGAATGATCGAATCATTATCTTTTACAACTTTAAAAAGGAATATGAAGCATTAGTGAATCTAATTGAAAAACCAATTAGTACAGTTAACGGAAATCTCAAGGATTTAACTGCATATGAGAAATTCGAAAACAGCGTAACGTTGATTCAATATCAAGCAGGTGCAATGGGATTAAACCTACAAAAGGCCAATAAGATTGTGTATTTCACGCTAACAGATAAGAGTGAGTTGTTTGAGCAAAGTAAGAAACGAACACATCGTATTGGACAAGAAAGGCCGTGTTTCTATTATTACTTGCTTACAGATGGATCAATAGAATGGCGCATGTTAGACGTACTAAAAGAACGTAAGGATTATACAGATGCATTATTTGAGAAGGAGGAAGATGTAAATGAATGAGGTACAAGCATTTGAAAATAAGTATTTAGCGGTTATGACAGCAATTGCAATTCACACTCAACAAGAAAAGAACCTTGCTGCACAGTCTAAAAAGCTAAAGGAAGAACTTGAAAAGGCAATGGATGAACATGGTATTACGTCTATTGATAATGACTTAATCAAGATTACTAGAGTTGAAGCTACTACTTCAACATCGTTAGATGTAACAAAGTTAAAAGCTGAAGAACCTGAGTTATATGGGGAATTACTTGGTGATTATCCGAAAGTATCGAACAGAAAAGCTCATGTGAAGTTTACGGTGAAGTAAATGAGAGAAATTAAATTATTAGATGGTAAATATACAGTCGTTAATGAACTAAGTGATGGCGGAGGGTTACACGCACTTCGATATGGTGAGACATGGAGAAATCTTGCTGGTGATAACCTCATTCTAGCAATGTTTCACGAAATAGAAGAGCTTCAAAATAATAAAGATGTTGAAATTGCAAAGGTAGAGTGGACACCGAGCCATCAAAGTTATTTTTCAGCTGGCGATGAGAGCGAACCTTTTTGTAGTAAATGTGAAAAGTATTTGGGAGATGATTTTAATTACTGTCCTGATTGTGGTTGTAAGCTAGATTGGGGCGATGTCAGATGAGAGAGTCAGCGTTTCAAAAACAAGTCATTAAGTTTTTAAAAGAGAAAGATGTTTGGCACGTAAAGTATTGGGCAGGTAGTCAGTACACCAAAGAAGGTATTCCCGATATTTTAGCTTGTATCGATGGTGTATTTCATGGAATCGAATTGAAAACGGATGTTGGTGTACCTAGTAAATTACAACTTTATAACATTCGTAAAATCAAAGATTCAGGCGGTGAAGCTTATATTTTAAGACCGAAGGACTTTGAGTATTGGAAAGAAAGGTGGTTCGAATGACTCAATATAGCTACAGTCGTGTATCGCTATTCAATGATTGCCCATATCATTTTGGATTACGATACATCGATAAGCTCACGGAGATTCCTGATTTAACAAGGGCTGATAATGCTTTAATCATTGGTCATGCATTACATACAGGAATTGAACATGATGTAGAAACAGCGTTAAACGAATACTACAATTCATTTCCTGTAATGAATGATGCGATTGTAGAAGAATCTATGAAACTTGAAATTTTGATTCCAAAGGTACATGAGTTTCTTGATAAAAATTTCGAAGGTTGCGAGTTGATCCATGAGTACAAAATTGATAAGCCTAACTACGTTGGATTTGTTGATTTAATTGTACAAGCTCCTGATGGTACTTGTATGGTAATCGATTTTAAGTATTCCAATCACATCAAGAACTATATGGACAGTGCTCAATTACACATATATAAGGATTATTTAAAGCAAGATGGGTTTAATGTTGAAAAACTAGCATTCTTGTTTGTACCTAAAACGAGTATTAAGAAAAAGCAAGACGAAGATTTGCACACGTTTAGAAAACGGATGGTTCAAACAGTTGAAGAATCCAATCTTACTTTTGTACCAATTGAGTTCGATGATATGAAAACTATTTATTTTCTAAATAATATCGATGAAATTGAAAAAACAAAAGACTTTTCCAAACGTAATACAAGTAAAAACTGTTTCGCTTGTAACCCGCGATTCAGACCAAATTATTTAGAAGCAATTGAAAATGCCAAAGGAGAGATTGAAATGATTTTACCTAAAAATGAACGTCGTGAAAGAAAGATTGATACGAAGCCGGACCTATGGATTTATGCTGATAGCTACACTGGTAAAAGTACATTTGTAGATAAAGTGGAAAACGTATTGTTCTTAAATACGGATGGTAATACGGATAATACAACTGCACCTGTTATTTCAATTAAAGATGAAGTGACGAAAAAGGGACGTGTTACAAGTCGTAAATTAGCCTGGGATTTATTCTTGGATGTTGTTGCTGAATTAGAAGCTGAAGACAATGATTTTGAAGCAGTATCAATTGATTTGGTCGAAGACCTTTATGAACATTGCCGTGTATATGTGTTTGATAAAAACGGATGGGAACATGAATCAGACGGATCTTACGGTAAAGGTTGGTCAATGGTAACAACTGAATTTAATAATGCTATGAAACGATTGAAAGCATTAGGATATCAAATCATTTATATCAGTAAAGAAAAAGTTGAAGAGTACACGCTTAAAGGTGGAGCAAAGCGTACGACATTCAAGCCAAATATCAATGATAAGGTAGCGAATTTCCTTTCTGGAACAGTGGATTTAACACTGCGTGCTTATGTAGATTCTGATGATAAACGATTCCTGCAGCTTGCTAAGAAACAAAATGTATTTGGTGGTGGTCGATATGACTTCCAAGTGGATACAATCCCATTGGATATGGAAGCATTCATTGAAGAGTTAACTGCAGCACAAGAAGGTAGTGAAGATACAGCTGAAAAGCCAAAAGGTGAACGCAAGGCGAAAGAAGCTAATGAAAATGTAGCAACAAAAACGATGTACTTCCAACATGAAGGATCTGAAGATTTTGTTGTAGTTAAAAAGGGAGAGTCATTAGATTTCTTAGATACAGATATTTATGATGAACGTACTAAAAAAGATTACGAGAAATGGCTTGCTGAAAATCAAGAAGAGTCTGCAGATGAACCGGAAGAAAAGCCAAAGCGTGCTCGTCGTTCTCGTAATGCTAAAGAAGAAAATGAAGAACCTGCAGAGGAAGAAAAACCAAAACGTCAACGTCGCCAACGTAAACCAGTTGAAGACGATACACCACCAGGTGAAGCAGATGGTAATGGACCAGCTGAAGAGGAAGCACCTAAACGTAGAACTAGAAGAAAGAGAGGCGAATAATCATGGCCGTAAAAGAACTGAATTCAAAAGAAAAACATTATGCAGATACTCGTGAAGAAGCAGAGGAAATCGTTGAGGAAGCGAAAGATGATGTGTATTTAACATCATTCCAAATCAGTGAAAAGCACAATAAATACGGTACTTATTTCTTAGTTGATTTAGCGTTTAGCTATGATACGCCACGTGAAATTATGGAAAGTGCTGCAGCAAGAAAAGAAGTAGAAGAATTAACTAACCAGCATGAAGGTGTTGAGTATAACGTTAATCCGGATGGGACGACGGAAGTTGTCCCTGGGCAATTAGTAATAGATCAACTAAATGAAAACGAAGGAGACGAAGAATAATGACAGAGAAAAAATTCAATTGGGGTAAATTTGATAAAAAAATAGATTTAGAAGCGTTAGCTGCAGATGTGAAAGAAGTAGAAGAAAACGGCGGTGGAGATTTCGAGCCGCTTCCAGATGGTCAATATGAAGTGGCTGTTGAAAAATTAGAGCTTACTGAGTCTAAAAAAGGCGATCCAATGCTTACGATTTGGTTCAAGATTGTGGAAGGTGATTATGAAGGACAACGTCTCTTCTATAACAAAGTGATGCAGCCACAAAATGATAAAGCGTTTGGAATCCAGGTTCACCAAAACAATGATATGTTACGTGCTCTTTGGGATTGCGATAAAGAAGATGTTAAGTTTACTGGATTCCAAGATTACGCTGATTTGGTACTTGATATTCATGAAGACATCGATGGTCAATTTGAATACTTATTAAGTAAAGAAACAGATAAAAATGGCTATGACCAATTCAAGATTTTAGAAGTGTTTGAAGTTGAATAAATGAATAAGGGGAGCCGATGAGCTCCCTTTTATTTTGAGGTGACAGTATGCTCTTTTATGACTTTGAAGTATTCGCAAATGATTGGTTAGTAGTTATTGCAGATACCGACAATCAATCTGAAAAGGTATTTGTTAATAATGAACAAGCTTTAATTGATTACTACCATGAACATAAAAATGACATATGGATTGGTTACAATTCACGACACTATGACCAATTCATTTTAAAAGCAATTATATGTGGATTCACACCACAAGCAATAAACGAGTGGATTATTCTTGATCATAAACCAGGATGGAAATTTTATAAGGACTTTTGGAAAATACAGCTTTATAACTTTGATGTTATGACAAATAAGTTTCGTTCCTTAAAACAGTTAGAAGGATTCCAGGGACATGATATCCGTGAAACGTCAGTGTCATTCAATATAAGCCGGAAATTAACAGAAGAGGAAATTGAAGAAGTTATTAAATATTGTCGTCATGATGTACATGAAACAATGCACATTTTCATGGAGACAATTACAGAATTTGAATCACAAGTTGAGCTATTAAAAATGTTTAATCTTCCTTTAAGAAACATTTCAAAAACGAAAGCTCAATTGAGTGCATTTATCCTGGATGCGAAACAACCTGCAGTTCCAAGAGACGACGAGTTTGATTTTACGTTTCCAGATACATTACAAATTAATAAATACACAGAAGTCCTGGACTTCTATAAAGAAAATAAAGATTACAACAAAGTACTTGAATTAAACGTTGCTGGCGTACCGCATTTGTTTGCATGGGGCGGTTTACATGGTGCAAGAAATAATTATTACGGTGAAGGCTACTTTCTTAATATAGATGTTGAAAGTTATTATCCGGCACTCATGATTGAATACGATTATTTATCAAGGAACATTAAAGACCCTGCTAAGTTTCGCGAAATTCGTGATACAAGGCTTAAATATAAAGCTGCAAAAGATAAACGGCAGGCACCATTAAAGATTGTAATTAATGGTACTTACGGAGCAATGAAAGATAAATACAATGGGCTTTATGACCCACTTATGGCCAACAATGTTTGTATCGCAGGAATGACATTGCTCCTAGATCTAATTGAAAAGCTTGAACCATATTGCGAGATTATCCAATCAAACACCGATGGTGTCTTGGTTAAATTACGTAACTACGAGGATTATGATTTAATCGATGACATTTGTTATGAATGGGAACAACGTACAAGAATGGGATTAGAGTTTGATGAATTCGTAAAAGTAATTCAAAAGGACGTTAATAATTACATCTTAGTAGATGCTGACGGTAACTATAAATCAAAAGGTGCGTATGTAAAGAAATTGAACCCACTTGATTATGATTTACCGATTGTAAATGAAGCGGTCGTGAATTATTTCGTAAAGGGCATTGACCCAGAGGAGACGATATTTAATTGTACTGAGTTAGTGAAGTTCCAAAAGATTGTAAAGATTAGTAGTAAGTATAGTTATGCAAGATACGGTACAAGAAGAATGAACGAAAAGGTGTTTCGAGTGTTCGCTAGTGTGGACGAGAACGACAAACAGTTATGCAAAGTAAAAGATGGTATTGCTGAGAAAATAGCGTATGTTCCAGAACGATGTTTTATTGAAAATGGCGATATTAAAGATATGAAGGTACCAAGTAAGTTAGATTATTGGTGGTACTGGACATTGGCAAATAAAAGAATCGATGACTTTTTAGGGGAGGATAAATGATATGAAATTCGATGAGGCATTTCTTAAAACTAGAATAGAAGTAATGGAAAAGTTCCCACCAAAGGATGCGGAAAGTTACTTCTATAAAAAAGGCTGGTTAGATGCGTTAAAAGAGTTACTAAAGATGATTCAGGATGGAACGTTGAATAACAAGTGAAATCTATATTTGAAAAAGGAGAATGGATATGTCATTAATAGAAAATTTGAAAGAAATCCAAGCAAAGGCTGTTGATGAAAAGGTAATCGAATTTGCAGAAGAAATGGAAGCTGCAATAATCGAAAGTGCTGGAAAAGGATACTCGGGTTATAAGTATGAAATTCGTTATGATAATCCAGATAAGCATATAATGCTTGCGAAAATTTTTATAGAGAAGTTACAAGAATTGATGGATGGTGTGAAAGTTGAATTTAAGAAAGAAGAAAGAAAAGGCATTTTAGGTGGAACTTACTACGAACATTACATTCATTTTCATTGGAATGACTAATTTTTTATAACAGCGTTATTGTATTACGAAAGTAGGTGATGAACATGTACAAGGGTTATTTAAAAGGTAATGGTAAACATGCTGCAAGTAAGTTTAAAGACGGTGCGAAACTATTATCCTATCATACAGCAAGGAAAGAAGATTCATTTGTAGGTATCTTGGATGATGAATACATTATGGTTGATGTCGATGATATAGGTGAAGCTGAAACATTATTGGACATTATCGAAGATAAGAACATTAATTGTTCCGTATTAGAAACGACAAATGGCATGCATTTTTATTTCAAAGGCTATGACATAACGGCCAATAAAATAAAGTGGTTTTCCAACATCGGTATTCTTTGTGATTATAAGCTAGGAATCAAAAATACTGCTGATCCACTCAAGATTGATGGTAAAACTCGTAAATGGTTACGAAAATGTACGGAGCATGATTCATTACCAAGTTGGTTATATCCATACAACAAAAAAAATCCGAACCTTACCAAGATGGGTGAAGGTGATGGGCGTAATGATAAATTATTTACTTACATCTTAAAATTACAATCACAAGGAATGGCCAAGAATGATATTAAAGAAACCATTTCTATTATAAATAATTACATTTTAGAAGAACCGGTGACACAAGGTGAACTAAATGTAATTCTACGTGACGAAGCATTCATGAAGGAGTCCTTTTACATAAAAGGTTCCTTCCAACATGAAAAGTTCGGTGATTTCCTGATTAATGAGCATCATATTTGTAAGGTCACAAATGTTTTACATATTTATAAAGATGGTGTGTATTCGGACAAGCAAGAGGACATTGAAGAAGCAATGATATGTCACATTCCAGCGTTAAAACGGATGCAACGACAAGAAACAATTGCTTATCTGCAGTTAAAGGCACAACATAAAAATTTCGCATCTACCAAATATGTAGTTGTTAAAAATGGTGTATTTAATTTAGAAACATGGCAATTAGAAGATTTTACACCCGAAATTATCACACGTAATAAAATACCGGTTGCATATATTCCTGGTGCTTATTATGAAGTAACGGATAAGACGTTTAATAAAATCGCCGTGAATGACAAAAAGATTCGGGCCATTTTAGAAGAAATTCTGGGTTATATTTTATTCCGGAGGAATGAGTTTGCGGCTACCTTCATTCTTACTGGTGATGGTAGTAATGGTAAATCATCGTATTTGAAAATCATTCGTAGGTTAATAGGTTCAGATAATGCATCATCATTAGATTTAAACGAGTTGGACCAGCGCTTTAAAACCGCAGAGTTGTTTGGGAAGTTAGCAAACATTGGTGATGATATTGGCAAAGGTTATATTAAAGAATCATCGATATTTAAGAAACTTTCAACTGGTGAAACATTAAACGTAGAAAGAAAGGGTAAGGATCCATTCGACTTTACGAATTATGCAAAGTTAATCTTTAGTGCAAATGAAATGCCGCGAATTAATGATTTTAGTGATGGCTTAGGACGAAGACTTCAAATTGTGCCATTTAAAGCGAAGTTTACACCGAATGATGATGATTATGATCCATTTATTACAGATAAGCTGCTTAGTGATGAATCAATGCAATATGTATTGAACTTGGCATTAAAAAGCTTGAAGCGATTACTTGTTGAGAAGAAATTCACGAAATCAAAAGCAGTTGAAGCTGAATTGATGAAATATCAAGAAGAAAACAATCCGATTATTAGTTTTGTGAATAATGAAGATGTTGAATTGGAACGTGCGGTAGTTGGTGATGTTTATCTGCAGTATAAAGTATATTGTGCGGAAAATGGTTTTCAATCTGTTAGTAATATCAACTTTAGTAAACAAGTGACTCAATTATTTGGTTACAAATCACATGTACAAAGAGTAGATGGAAAAAACAAAAGAATCTTTGTTAGTGAATAATTTTTAAGCTCGTGACTTTTTTCGGTCAAAAACATAGGGTATTTGACCGTTTTTGGTCACTGAAAACACAATATTTTCACTAATATATGGTAAAAAACACACCTTGTAACAGATAAATGCGTTACGTGTAACAGATATCTGTTACGTAAAAAACCTAGTCATATCAAGGGTTTAAGGGTGTTGTAACAGATGTAACAGATAAAATCACTTTCTTTTAAAATATATAGTGAAAAAATAAAAAGATAAATATATAAAAGAAATTTAGGGGGTAAATGCGTTACGTTTTGATGCTTGAAGTGTCATGAACCCTTGATACACAAGGGTTTTAGCGCGTAACAGATGTAACAGAACGTAACGCATTTTACTCTAAAAAGGTAGGTGAATCATCATTTGTTTAACTGGCTGAAGGTATATCAAGAATTAGAACAAGACATAGCATACTTAGATTACAACTTAGATAAAACAAAAGCTGAATTAAAACGCTGGATCAGTGGTGATTTGCGAGATGTACGTTTAACTTTTGAATCTGAAGGTGCAAGGGTAGAAGAACGTATTGAAGCAATTGAATATGAATTAGCGCACAAGATGAATGACATGTATAAATTAAAAACTTTAATTAATACGTTCAAAGGATTAGAACATAAAATAGCATATCTCAAGTATGTAGAAGGAATGACATTAGAAAAGATTGCTGAAGAACTAAATTACAGTACGCAATATATTTATAATAAACATGCTGCTATGCGAGAGAAAGTTGAGTACTCAAATAGAACTTAACATTTACTTAAGGTAAGGTATCCTTATACAAACCCTTGAAAAAATGGTTTATAGTAATAACATAAGAAATTGACGAAAGGGCAACTGGTGCACGGTTGCTCTTTTATTATGTAAAAATTACATAGGTGGTGTAGAAGGAATTGAATACATTCTTACACAATGTAATTGGTGTAAACGAAGCTGCATCTATTCTTAATGTATCACCTGGTCATATTAAGAATCTTTGTGCTCAAAGAAAAATTGTAGCAAAGAAGATTGGTAAGACATGGGTAATTGATAAATCAAGATTAAGAGGAGTGAGATAATAATGATTACCGAAATTAGAAAAACAATATCTGGCACTGAGTATTGGGATAACGAAAAGAAGAAGAGTCTATTTGTTCCAACTGGTGAAGAACCAGGATTCGAAGTAACTGTTAATCCTGAGAGTATGATCTTGGGTATGGACTTATCAAGTGAACCTGATAAAACAGCAATCAATTTAAATGGTATGACAGTGAAACAATTACATGAGTATGCTGCATCGATTAATGTTGAGGTTCCAGCTGATGTTAAAAAGAAAGAAGACATCATTGAATTACTATCATGAAGTACTGTGCTGAACAAGGTTGCAAGACATTAATCGATAAAGGACGATACTGTTTAAATCATAAGCGCAAACAAAAGAAGACAGTTGTCTATTCGAAGAACAGATCATTCTATCGTACAAAAGCATGGGAAGATTTAAAGTCATTCTGCTATGAACGAGACAAAGGTTTGTGTCAGCGATGTGGACTGTTCGTCTTTGGTAAGAGAGCACACCATCATCATATTGTTCCAATTAAAATCAATCCTTCATTGAGATTAGAAGCAACTAATATCATGACACTATGTTCTAAATGTCATCCAATTGTAGAAAGAGAAACAAATGCAAAATATGAAAAGAAGAAAAAGTTTGATTGGAAATTATAAGCCCCCCTATCAAAATAATAAATTTCACCTAACTGGGGGGATAGGGAGTGGGGGTGCAAACGTGCACCTCAAAATGATTTTTTGAAATTTTTTAGTACAACAAATGAAAGGGGTGAATAGGTATGGCCAGAAAACGAGATCCAAAACGTGATCAATCATTTAAAATCTTTAAAGCGCATGATGGAAATATTTCAAATCGTGAAATTGCAAAGGTTTTAGAAATTGATGAAAAGAAAATTGCTGTTTGGAAAAGTCGTGATAATTGGGCTCAAAAGCTAGAAGGTAAAATGGAATGTTGTACAACAAAAAAGACTACTACAACAAAAAAGAAACCATCTAAGCGAGATGAGCAACAAAAACGAATTGTTGATTCATTAGTTGAAGCAGGCACCTATTCACCGGCGCTTGACCTTCTTATTGAAGTTTATTTGGATTGCTACGACGAATATCAGCGAATGAAAGATACCGGTGAAAATACAGAGAAGTTACGTAAAGAATTGGCTAAGTTACTTGGACAGCTCGGACTTGATGGGAAAAACAAAGAACTTATTAAAAAATCCGGAGTACTTCTTGCAAAAGTCGATGAAGAAGAAGGAAAAGAGAAAAAGAAAGAGCCTGAACCTGAAGACAGCAAGCTTGTTCAATTTAGGAAACGGCAAATACGAGGTTAGTTTATGATTGATTTTAATATAAACTATGCAGATGAGTTCGTAAAAGAGTGCGAAGCGAATCCAAAGTCATATCCTGATACTGTCCATTTAATGGTGAAGCGTTATAAACGATGGAAAAAACGAAAAGATATATTTTGGGATAATGACAAAGCTAATTACATGTTGTATTTCACTGAAACTTTCTTAAAACATGCAAAAGGTAAGTGGGCAGGGGAGCCATTAATCCTGGAAACTTGGCAGAAGTTTTTCTTTGCTAATATTTATGGTTGGCAAAAATATAATGATGATGATAAAGCAGTGCGAGTAATTCGTACGGCTTATTTACAGGTTCCAAAGAAAAATGGAAAAACGATTATGGGCGGAAGCCCTGTTATTTATGGAACATATGGTGAAGGTGTAAAAGGTGCAGATATTTATATTTCGGCCAATACATTTGAGCAATGTCAAAACGCAGCTATTCCAATTGGATTAACCATTGAAAATAGCCCTGATTTAAGACCTGGTACCCGTATTTATAAAGGGAAAGAGGATACGATTCGTTCTATTAAATACACATTTGTAGAAGATGGTATTAAATATGCCAATACTGTAAAAGTCCTTACAAAAGATAACGCTGGTAACGAAGGCAAAAACCCGTACATCAATTATTTTGATGAAGTTCATGCTCAAATGGACCGTGAACAATACGATAACTTACGTTCAGCGCAAATTGCTCAAGAAGAACCGCTCAACATTATCACTTCCACAGCTGGTAAGCAAAGTGGATCACTGGGTTCTCAAATTTATGCTTATGCAAAAGAAGTATTGAAGAATGATAATGATGATGCATGGTTTGCAATGATTTATGAGCCAAATAAAAAGTTTGATTGGACAGACCGTGAAGTTTGGAAAATGGTCAATCCAAACATGGGTGTTTCTGTTAGCATGGAGTTTCTTGAAAATGCATTTAAAGAAGCTCAAAATAACAGCTTTAATAAGGCTGAGTTCTTATCGAAGCATTTAGATGTGTTCGTTAACTATGCTGAAACGTATTTTGATAAAGATCAGTTAGATAAAATGCTCGTAGATTATTTAAAAGATGTAGAAGGTTTAACTTGCGTTGTCGGTGTGGATTTATCAAGGCGAACGGATTTAACTTGTGTATCGATAAACATCCCTACATACGATGATGATGGTCATGCAATTTTAATTGTTAAGCAAATGTATTTTATTCCGGAGTTTGGCATTGAAGACAAAGAACAGCAAAGGAATGTTCCATACCGAGCATTAGCTGAAAAAGGATTCGCTACAATTTGCCCTGGGAAAACAGTTGATGAAGAAATGGTAAATCAATATGTGGAATGGGTATTTGAGAACTTTGATTTACGTCAAATAAACTATGATCCAGCCCTCGCTGAAAAACTTGTTGAAAAGTGGGAAATGCTTGGTATTCAGTGTGTGGAAGTTCCGCAATATCCAACTCATATGAATGAACCGTTTGATGACTTTGAAATATTATTGCTCCAGGACCGAATTAAAACTGATAACCCTTTACTTATTTTCTGTGCAAGCAACGCAAAAATAATTACTAATATAAATAATTTAAAAACACCATCTAAACGTAAATCACCGGAGCACATCGATGGATTTGTTGCCATGTTAATTGGCCATAAAGAAACATTAAATATGATGGAGGATGCTATTCCGAATGAAGATTACGATGAATATTTAGATGATATTTATAGATAAGGAGTGAATGAGGAATGAAAAATACAGTAACGCAGGAACAAGTGGACCAAATTTTTGCAAAATCAAAAAAAGAAGTTTCCACCATATTTAATAAATGTACAGTTGTTTCTTGTCAGCTTCCGAATGGTTTTATCATTGTGGAATATTCAGCTTGTGTAGATCCGCAAAATTATGATTATTACATGGGTGCAAAAATTTGTGAAGAACGTATTAAGAATAAAATTTGGGAGTTTGAAGCATATCAATTACATTGTAAATTACACGAACAAAAACTTGGTTAGAATTCGTTTAATGTTCGTTAATTGAAAGGCGGTGAGAAATTGGGTTTAAGGGATAGGTTTTCAAATTTTTTAATTAGACAAGCCGAAAAGCGTGGTTTGTTTGAAGATATTTTCAATAATGTTGTTCGTTATGGGGGTCGATATGCTGGCAATGATAATATCTTGGAATCTAGTGATGTTTATGAGTTGCTACAAGATATAAGTAACCAAATGATGTTGGCTGAGATTACTGTGGAAGACAGAGCGGGTAAGGAAATTAAAAATGATTTTGCACTTAAAGTATTACAGAATCCAAACAACTATCTTACACAGTCTGAATTAATTAAATTAATGACTAATACCTATTTACTTCAAGGTGAAATGTTCCCAGTATTGGATGGTGACCAATTACATTTAGCATCTAATGTTTATACAGAATTGGATGATAGATTGATAGAACATTTTAAAGTGAATGGTGAAGAAATTCCATCGTTTATGATTCGACATGTGAAGAATATTGGTGCAGATCATCTAAAAGGTAAAGGTATTCTTGATTTAGGTAAGGATACTCTTGAAGGTGTTATGTCAGCTGAGAAAACTTTAACTGACAAGTACAAAAAAGGTGGATTACTAGCATTTTTACTTAAGTTAGATGCTCATATTAATCCACAGAACGGTGCACAGTCCAAATTAATTAAAAAGATTTTAGATCAATTGGAATCCATCGATGATGCAAGGTCAGTTAAAATGATTCCACTTGGAAAAGGATATTCAATAGAGACGCTTAAAAGCCCTCTAGACGATGAAAAGACTCTAGCATATCTAAATGTATACAAAAAGGATTTAGGTAAGTTTTTGGGCGTAAATGTGGATACATATACGGCTTTGATTAAGGAAGACCTTGAGCAAGCAATGATGTATTTGCACAACAAAGCAGTTAGACCAATAATGAAAAATTTCGAAGACCATTTGAGTCTTCTTTTTTTCGGAAAAAATTCGGACAAACGTATTAAATTCAAGATTAATATTCTTGATTTTGTTACTTATAGCATGAAAACAAACATTGCGTATAACATTGTTCGGACAGGAATTACATCGCCAGATAATGTAGCAGATATGCTTGGATTCCCTATGCAAAATACACCAGAATCCCAAGCAATTTATATTTCAAATGACTTATCAAAAATTGGTGAGAAACAAGCTACAGATGATTCACTGAAGGGAGGTGATGGAAATGGCAAAGACAAAGGAAACACGGACATTTGACATCACCAAATTAAGTACCAGAGATGCTACGGAAGAACAACCTTCCAAGATAACTGGTTATGCAGCTGTGTTTAATTCAAAAACAACTATTGGTGGATGGTTTGATGAAGTTATTGAACCTGGTGCATTTGCTCGTTCTCTTTCAGAGAATGGTGATATTAGAGCGTTATTCAATCATAACTGGGATAATGTCCTGGGTAGAACAAAAAGTGGTACTTTGCGATTAGAAGAGGATGAAAAAGGTCTGAAATTCGAAATTGAATTGCCTAATACATCTGTTGGCCGAGATTTAGCAGAAAGTATGTCCAGGGGCGATATTAACCAATGCTCATTTGGATTTTGGATAACAGAAGAAAATTGGGATTACAGTGTTGAACCAGCATTAAGGACCATTAAAGAAGTGGAACTTTATGAAATATCGGTTGTTTCAATACCAGCTTATGACGATACGGAAGTATCTTTAGTTCGTAGCAAAGAAATTGGCAAAGAAATAGAACAACGAATGAAAATGATTAAACAAATAAATCAAATCTTGGGGGAAAAGTAAAATGAACAAACAATTATTATTAGCATTACAAAAACGAAGCAATGAAAGATTAGTGGAATTACGCACACAGGTTGAGAATCCAGAATTACGTGCTGAAGACTTACCAGCAATTCAAGAAGAAATCGATGAAATTAACAAGCAATTACAAGAAGTTGCGGATGCTTTAGCAAATCTTGAAGATGATGGTGAAGGTGAAGAAGGAAACGAAGATGATGAAGAAGGTGCTGGAGAATCTGGTACTGAAGGTTCTGGTGAAGGTGGAGAGGGTCGTACTGGAAATCCTGAGGGCGGAGAAAATAGAACTGGTTTAACAGCAGAACAACGTCAATCAGCAATGGCAGCTATTGCAACTGGTCTTTCTACTCGAGGCCATAAAACTACTAAAAAGAAAGAAAAAGAAATTCGTTCGGCGTTTGCTAATTTTGTCGTTGGTCGAATTAGTGAAGCTGAAGCACGTTCACTTGGTATCGAAGCTGGGAATGGATCAGTAACTATTCCAGAAGTCATTGCTTCTGAAATTATTACGTATGCTCAAGAAGAAAACTTATTACGTAAATATGGAACAGTTGTAAGAACAGCAGGCGATGTGAAATACCCTGTACTTGTGAAGAAAGCTGATGCAAACGTACGTAAAAAAGAACGCGGTGCATCTGATGAAATCACAGAAACAGCAATTGAATTTGATGAAATTCTATTAAGTCCAGCAGAATTTGATGCGCTTGCTACTGTAACTAAGAAGCTTCTTAAAATGACAGGTGCACCAATTGAACAAATCGTTGTGGATGAGCTGAAAAAGGCTTATGTACGTAAAGAAACAAACTACATGTTTAATGGTGATGACAAAGATAATGAAAATCCTGGTGCATTAGCGAAAAAAGCTGTGAAATACTATGAATCAGAAACAATCGATATTAACGCAGCAGGTTATTCACAAAAGTTATACCAACAATTAGTTAAACTAAAAGGACAACCTGTTACGGAAGTTCTAAAGAAATCGATGTGGATTGTAAACCGTGCGGCATTAACGGTTCTAGAAGGTATGACAGATGTGAACGGTCGTCCGTTATTGCATGAAGCAACAGATGGTGTCGGTTATAAATTACTTGGTCATAAATTAGACTTCACAGATGAAGCAAGTGCAGCTGATCCAACGAAACCAGTATTCTATTTTGGTGATTTCAAAGCCTTCCACATTCAGGATGTTATTGGAGCAATGGAATTACAAAAATTAATTGAGAAGTTCTCTGGTACAAATAAAGTTGGTTTCCAAATTTATAACTTATTAGATGGACAATTAGTTTATTCTCCATTTGAGCCAGCTGTTTATCGTTATGAAGTTGGTGAAGTTAAGCCAGGTGCTTAATATGGAAGATTTAATTGAGAAATTAAAATCTCATATTCATTGGGAAGAGGGCATGGATGATTCTATGCTCTCTTTTTATATCAATCAAGCAAAAACTTATGTAAAGAATGCGACAGGCAAACAGACCGAGTATTTAATTATTATGGTCGCCGGTATTTTCTACGATTACAGAGTCGCTGAAAAAGAATTAGAACAAGCTTTAGATGCTTTAACACCGATGTTTGTCCAGGAGGTTTATGCGGATGAAGAGGAAGACGAATAAGCTCAAATGGATGGGTGATTTACTTAAACTAGGGGAGACCATTGATCCAGAAACAGACCGTCTTATTATGGGATATCCATTAGAACGGAAAATTCGATATAACAATATTGGAGTTACGGCCACTGATAAATTCACGACAAAAGATACGAATGAAATTGTAAAGAAAATTGAAGTTCGTATTGATCGGGAGATTGAAAACAATCAAAAGGATTACCGTGTAAAAGTTGCTGGCCGTATTTACAATATTGAACGCATTTATGTGAAAGAAGAAGACCGACTAATGGAGGTGTCACTGTCTTATGCAAATTAGTTTTCAAGAGTTACGAGACATTATGAAGAAGTCAGGCATTCCAGTTTATCGTGATAGTGCACCCACAACAGCAAACTATCCTTACATTGTGTATGAATTTGTGAATGAACAACATAAGCGTGCATCTTCTAAAGTTCTTAAATCTATGCCGCTTTATCAGATTGCAGTTATCACAAATGGTACTGAAAAAGATTACGAGCCATTAAAGGTTGTTTTTAACGATGCAGGTGTTTCTTATTCTCAGTTCGATGGAATGGGTTATGACGAAAACGATGACACGATAACGCAGTTTATAACGTACGTGAGGTGCATTCAGTAATGGCTTCAAATAACAATGGTTTTGCTGATGCTTTGGAAGATATTAATACATTACTTAGGGTTAACCAAAAAGTAGAAAAGCAGTTTTTAGAAGAGGCAGCAGAATATTTTATAAGCAAGTTAAAACCGAAAATTAAATTGTCCGATAAGAACAAGAAAACTCATTTAAGAGAAAGTTTGAAGGTCGTTGTAAAAAATGATCTTGTATCTGTGGAATTCGAAGATGAAGCTTGGTATTGGTATCTATATGAAAATGGCCATAAAAAAGTAAATGGTAAAGGTCGTGTGAAAGGAAAACACTTTGTACAGAATACCTTTGATGCAGAGGGCGAAAAAATAGCAGAAATCTTAGCTCAAAAAATAGTAAACAAAATGGGAGGATGATAGAAATGGTAGCAACAAAAGAAAAAGAACTATTGTATCCAGTAGGTATTGAGTCATTGTATATTGCAATGATGGTAGGAGGAAAAGATACAAAAGTTGCAATCCCTACTTACGAAGAAGAAATCTACCAAATGGATAATATCGTTGAGATTGGTATTGCTGGTAATAGTACAGTAACTCAGAAATGGGCATCTAATAAATTATTTGTTAATGCAAGTAAAAATTCAAAGTATACATTGTCTTTAAGTCATGTAGCTTTACCGCAAATTGTTAAAGATGCAATCTACGGTTATCTTGCTGAAAAAGGTGTTGTATTCAATAAAGCAACATTAAAAGAGTTCCCAATGTTTGCAGTTGGTTTTGTAGCTCCTTTAAGTGATGGTTCACGTATCGGTCGTTGGTATCCTCGTGTACAAGTTACACCAGGTGAAGAGAAATTTACTACTACAACGGAAGAAGCGGAAATTCAAGATCAAGCGTTAGCTATGGAAGCGACTCCTTTGTTATTCAATGATGTAACAGAAGTAGACTTTTCAGAAGCTCGTTCTTCAGCAACAGGTATTACTGTTGAGGATTTCATGAAACAAGTAATCTGTGATAAGTCGCAATTAGCAGAATTAGGTGGAACTACAGGACAATAAGGAGTGATAATATGGCACGTTTAAGTGATTTAGTTAACGTTGATATAAATTTAAATAAAATCAAAATACAGGGTGTAGAAATCCCTGTTATTTTTACATTTGAATCATTCCCTTATGTGGAAGAATCTTATGGGAAGCCTTATCATGAGTTCGAAAAAGAAATGAATAATATGTTGGCAAAAGGAGAATTCAGTTTAGGAGAACAAGAAGCAAAACTAATGCGCTCGTTGATTTATGCAATGGTGCGAAGCGGTGGAACAGAGTGTACACCAAATGAAATTAAAAATGCTATTCCGCTTTATGATGTGCCTGGTATTTTCCAAGTAGTATTTGAAATCTTTAACGGCCAAAACTTCCAAATTGAAGATATGGAGAAGTTGAAGAAGGAAAAAAAGTAAAGAACATACTGAATGAAAATGAAGAATCTCAGTCTGAGTTGGACTGGGATTTTTATTTTTATGTCGGTAATACGTTGCTTGGTTTAAGTATGAATGACTTTTGGAAAATCACTCCTAATCATTTTTTAAAGCAATACATTATGCATCTTAGATACAACAATCCTGATGCACTTGAAGAGAAAGCAGCAAAACTACAAAGAGTTTATTTAGATCAGACTCCATTTTATTAAGAAATGAGGTGAAAATATGCCAGGGAATAAAGAAAGAAACGTTGTTCTTAATTTCAAAATGGATGGTCAAGTTCAGTATGCTCAGACATTGAAGCAAATTAACATGGTAATGAATAACGCAGCAAAAGAATACAAGAATCATATTGCAGCAATGGGTCAAGATGCCACAATGACTGATAAATTAGCAGCGGAAAAGAAAAAATTAGAAATTCAAATGGAAGCAGCTAAGAAACGTACATCAATGTTACGTGCTGAATATGAAGCAATGTCTAAGGATACTAATACAACCGCCGAACAGCTCAATAAAATGTACGGTAAATTACTGGATGCGGAACGTGCTGAGACTTCTCTTAATAATGCAATGAAAAGAGTGAATGAAGGTCTTTCAGAGCAAGCAATTGAAGCGCGAGAAGCACGTGGAGACATGGAGAAACTTGAAGCTAATACTAAACAACTAGAAGCTGAACAAAAGCGCCTGACAAGCTCATTTAAGCTTCAAAATGCTGAATTAGGAGCGAATGCTAGTGAAGCTGATAAGTTGGAATTAGCGCAAAAACAGTTACGTCAGCAAATGGAAATGACGGATAGAGTCGTCCACAATTTAGAACAACAATTGAGTGCAGCAAAGCGTGTGTATGGTGAGAACTCCACGGAGGTAAAGCAACTTGAAACGAAATTAAACCAGGCTAAAACTACCTTGAAGCAATTTGAGAATTCATTACAGAGTGTCGGTCGAAGTGGAAACCAAGCTGCAGACGGTATGGAGCATTTAGGTAAAAAGTTAGACCTGCACAACATGATGGAAGCTACTCAGATGCTACAAGGAGTATCGCAACAGTTAATTGAACTTGGTAAATCCACTGTGGGTATAGCAATAGATTTTGATAGATCGCAAAGAAAAATACAATCTTCATTAGGTTTAACTCAAAAAGGCGCAGAAAATCTTGGTAAGATTTCAAAAGATGTGTGGAAAAAGGGATTTGGTGAAAGTCTAGAAGAGGTTGATCAGGCTCTGGTGAAAGTTTTCCAAAACATGAGGGACGTTCCATACGATGAGTTACAGATGGCATCAGAAGATGTTTTAACACTCGCTAAAGTCTATGATGTGGACTTAAATGAAGCCACTCGTGGCGCAGGGCAATTAATGTCACAGTTTGGTTTATCTACGCAACATACTTTTGATTTGCTTGCTGCAGGCGCACAAGAAGGCCTAAATTATTCGGATGAGTTGTTTGATAACCTTTCTGAGTATGCACCGTTATTTAAGCAGGCAGGATTTACTGCTGATGAGATGTTTACCATTCTCGCGAATGGAACTCGAGATGGGTCATATAACTTGGATTATATTAATGATCTTGTAAAAGAGTTCGGTATTACTGTACAAGAAGATTCAAAAGGTGTCAGTGAAGCGTTCGGTGGTTTATCAGAGTCTACGCAGGGAATTTGGGATAATTTCAAAAATGGAAAAGCGACTGCTGCTGATGTGTTTAAAGCTGTTTTAAGTGATTTGCGTGGAATGGAAAATCAGGTTGATGCAACCCAGATTGGCGTAGCGCTATTTGGAACAAAATTCGAAGATATGGGAATAAAAGCTGTGTTAGGTTTAGATAATGTTAGCGGTGGTCTTGGTGATGTAAATGGCCGTATGGATGAAATGAAAAAGCTTCAAGAAGAATCACTGGGTCAAAAGTTTCAAAAAACATTAAGGGAAACTCAAACAGCACTTGAGCCTTTAGGAAAACAACTTGCTGATTTAGCAGCAGATGTGCTTCCTAAAGTTGCGAAAGGAATATCAGATCTTGCTGAATGGTTTTCTAAATTACCAGAGCCGATTCGAAACTTTATTGCTATTGGTGCAGGATTAACGGTTGTTGTTCTAACTATAGGTGTAGCAATTGGTGTTTTAGCGGCTGCATTCGGGGCATTAAATATAGCGTTATTACCAGTGATAGGAATTATTGCAGCAGTAGCAGCAGCTATAACTATTATTATAGCTGTAGTGAAAAATTGGGGTGCCATAACCGATTGGCTTTCTGAAAAATGGTCGCAATTCTCATCATGGTTTGGTGAATTGTGGTCTGGTTTAGTTCAAGTCTGTAGTGATGGGTGGTCTTCCACAGTTGAGTACTTCTCAGAAGCTTGGGCTTCTTTTGTCGAGATGATGCATGAATTTTTTGATCCTATAGGTCAGTTCTTTAGTGAATTGTGGTCTGGAATTGTCGAAACAGCGTCATCTTGGTGGTCGAATCTTGTCACAACTGCATCAGAATTGTGGAGTCAACTGACTCAAGCCTGGCAAGAAACTTGGAATACGATACTTACCGTCTTAGATCCAATTATTTCGGCGATATCTGTCGTTTTAGAAGCAGGATGGTTATTAATACAGGCAGGTACACAAATTGCCTGGGCTTTAATAAGTAAGTATATTATTGATCCGATTACTGAAGCGTACAACTGGTGTAAAAATCAGTTCGGTGAGTTAGTTTCTTGGTTAAATTCACAGTGGGAAACGGTGAAATCTTATACACTAGCAGCATGGAATTTGGTAAAACAGTATGTTATTCAACCGGTTCAAGAATTGTGGAATACAACAAAGCAAAAACTTGCAGATTTGGCTAATTGGGTATTAGCAAATTGGGAAACTATAAAATCCTATACGCTTACGGCGTGGAATTTAGTGAAAAAATATGTGATTGATCCAGTAACTGAAGCTTATAATTCAGCGAAACAAAAATTTAATGATTTATATAACTCAGCAAAAGAAAAATTTGATTCTGTGAAGAATGCAGCTCAAGAAAAATTTGAAGCAGCTAAGCGATTTATTATTGACCCTATTAAAGATGCGGTTGGGAAAGTAGAAGAGTTTGTGGGTAAAATCAAAGGATTCTTTGATAATTTGAAGTTGAAAATTCCTAAACCTGAAATGCCTAAACTTCCACACTTTAGTCTACAGACTAGTTCTAAAACAATTGCAGGTAAAGAAATCTCTTATCCATCTGGTATTGGTGTAGAATGGCGTGCTAAAGGTGGTATTTTTACTCGTCCTACTATTTTCGGAATGAATGCTGGAAACTTACAAGGAGCCGGAGAAGCTGGACCAGAGGGAGTTTTACCTTTAAATGAGAAAACATTAGGTGCAATTGGTAAAGGTATCGCTGATACCATGCCACAAACGAATGGTGATATTGTAGTTCATGTTTATGTGGACTCTGAGGAATTAAATACAAGACTTGCTCCTGGTATGAGTAAGCAGCTAAATCAAAACAATAGAATTAGCGCTCGTGGTCAAGGAGTGATTTTATGATTACATTAGATGATAAATATAGATTTGAGGACTTTGGTTTTGATTGTGTACCGGGATACGAGGACTCTATTACACCTATTTTTGACCGTAAGACTTATAGTCTCCCAGGTGTGGAAGGGGTGATTCCTTTCAGAACTGAAGTGAAGGAGAAGCCTTTCTCATATCCATTGATAATTATGGAAAGGTTTCATATAGAAATGCAGCGTAAATTTGAGAAATTTATGGATTTTTTCTTTGATAAATATGGAAATCCAAGGGAAGTTAAGATGGTACGTGATTATGATCCAGGTAAATTTTATTATGTAGAATTAGCACAACAAATTACTCCAGATAGACTACCTGAAGATGGAAAGTTTGTATTACCTTTAGTTGCATATGATCCACGTTCTTATTCTGTTGTGAGCAGTAAAGATAATATTACTTGGGGAAGTAAAATTCCTTTTGTAACACCAATTACATTCGGTCATGAACCATCTCAGTATAATGTGTTTGGTCCAACAACTTTAAATGTTAATAATATAGGATCTTTAGTCGTAAGACCTGTCATTGATATTTTTGGTAAGGCTAAATCATTAACACTTAGAATAAATGGTGCTCTTTTTACTTTTGGTGATTTAACTAATGGAATTGTGATGATCGATGCGAAGAATTATACAGTTATGAAGAACGGACAAAATTATTTATATGAAATGAAAGGTAATGTTGAAATGATAGAACTGAACCCTGGTAAAAATGAGGTTGAAATTGGTGGGACTGATTTAGCAGTACAATTGACACTTAACTTCAGAGGGAAATACAAGTAGGGGGTGATAAGTATGGCAGATGCGCCTTTAGTTTTACTAACTGATGAGTTACCACAAGGGGTAGCAAAGATTAACCAAGGAATTAAAAACGCAAATGAAGCTATAAAACCAGCACTAAGAGAACGGATTGCTGATAATGCTGTTAATTTTACAAAGATGTATGTTCCTGAGGCTCAAGTAATCAACAGGAATTACATTGAAGTTAACTATAAAACCAGGAAAATTACAATCATAAAGAATTGTTATATCTCCATTGAAAAGTACGCATTTAATATATCACCATCGCAGGTTGAGATGTCATTACCAAACTCAACTGATGACGGCATATTACATCTGTTAGTCTACAACCATAAAACAGCTGAATTAAGTTGTAAACCGTATACATCAGCAGGAGACGATGAATTGTCAATTGCACGTTTATACGGAAAAAAAGTATACGGTCAAAACTTTGAATTCATTACATTTATTAGTGATGATGACAATTATAATTATTTAATTGATAGAAAAATCCCTATTACAAATCAAAATATCACTGTGGATACATTAGATTACACTCGTATCAATATGTATGAGGCGACGGTTATAGAAAAAGATAAGATTACAGTTGACTTGAAGAGTAAAAAGCTAGTTATTAAACCAAATACATTTGCTACTATGGGGAACGATATCTTTAATTTAAACCAAACAGGTACAAACCTTTACATTGATCTTCCTTCTGATGCAAGATTATATGCGTTTGTTGTAGATATAACAAAATCTCCTTTTACCGTTTCGTTTGAATTATATAACGATAAGATAAAGTTTAAAAATAAGAGATTATTATTCTATTACTACAACAATATTCCTTTAGGAAAAAATACAAACTTTATTAAGGTAATAGGAGAAATGGGTGAGATCCTAACAATTGAGGAAATCATTCATAAACACTTGAACAATCCGTTTGTTCGAACAATTATTAAACTTATTGGTGACTCGATAACTGCTGGTTTATGTGGTACAGGATACAGTGCTACAGACAAACCTATTGGTAACACTGGATATAAAACAAATGTAACAACCGCAGTTTGTTGGGCAAATATGCTGAGGGATTATGTAATATCTAAGTATAATCGTGAATTCGATGTTTCAGTTAATAATCCGAACCTTTCTTTCTTATCTGCTACACATCAAATTGTGGAGAATAACGCTGCAACCTTTAAATGGCAAGTTTTCTTCTCTAATACAACGAAAAATAATGGTATCCAATTCACTTTCTATGGTGATCATTTCAGTATTTATCACGCTACTATTGGTGGTGGTGGCATTATGGATATATATGTTGATGGCGTAAAGTGGGATGAATTAGATACGTTCGGAACATATGCCGATAATGTAGAAAAACAAGTTACAGGATTGACATTAGGCGATCATTTAGTAGAAATTCGTGAGACAAACCGAAAAAACACTAACGCATCCGCTAACTCTGTCTATATTCAAGGTTTAAAAATTCCTAAGACTGCTGATGTTATCAATTTTGGAATTAGCGGTAAGCATTCGCAGTATCTATACCAACAAAGAGAACAATTAATTGAAGGCGCTGATAGTATTGTTATTATGCAAGTTGGTGCAAATGACCGTCATAACTTTAAAACAACTGCTGTAACAAAGAGTTATCAAAGGGAATTAGTCAAATACATTCGAGGGTTAGGAAAAGATGTAATAGTTATGGCATCCAATCCGGTATCTGTAGCGAATGATATGGACTCTGTCCGGAATTTCAAAATGGATGATGTGGATCGTTCTATTCATCAAGTAACAAAAGAATTCAAAATGGATTACATTTCGAACTATAAAGGTTACATGGAATATGCGGTTAATACTGGTGTAACTATCGATTCATTACTCTTTGATGGGTTACATCCTAATGACGAAGGCTACAAAGTGATGTTTGAATTTATAGCGAAAGGACTAGGTCTTACTTTACTTAGGGATGGTATAACAAATGTCACATAAGATTAGCGTGAAACTTTATAACAAAAAGTTACAGTTAAAGGCATATTTAGAGAATGCTTTTAAAATAAGTTACGAGCAGCAGTTCAATTCAATATGGACGGCTGCTTTTTCATTACCTTTAAATGATTTAAAAGATGAAGAAATAACTGCATTTGATTTCCTTGAACTATTTGATAATGGTAAACGAATAGGGATGTTTCGCATTCTCCCTAAAGAGACTGTGAAAAACGAAAATACAAAAACGGTAACATATAAATGTGAGCACGTTCTGGCAACTCTGCTAAGTGACGTGCTTTTTCGTTATCATCAATTATCAAACTATACAACCAAAGATGTAATTGAATATCTTTTGAGCCAACAAGAAACAAAACATTGGAAGTTAGGTAAATGTGACTTCATAAGATATTTTCATTACAGTTGGGAACATGAAAATACAATATTAGGGCCTTTATTTAGTGTTCCAAAACCATTTGATGAACCGTACGAGTGGACCTGGGATGATTCGATTGGCAATTACCCTTGGACATTAAATCTTGTGAAAGTAAGTAATGAAATAACTGGTGAAATTAGATATAGAAAGAACCTTAAAGGTATTCGTAAGGAAGAGGATCCTACAGATATTATCACTCGCTTATATTGCTTAGGATATGGTGAAGGTGTTAACCAATTGGATATCTCAAAAGTGAATCCTACAGGCAAACCGTATATTGAAGCACCAAAACATATTATTGATAAGTACGGTATCCACAAGTATATATGGGCGGATAAACGATTCGAAAATGTAGACACGTTATTTAGTTCAGGACAAGCAATGTTAAATAAAAAATGCATTCCAAAAGTTTCTTATTCTGTAGAATCTATCGATTATGAGTTGATTGACCCTTATAAATTGGAAAAATACGAAGTTGGAAAGTTGATTCGGATTAATGATGAAGAATTAGGGATTGAAGTAGATGTACGTTTAATGAAGAAAAGTAAAGCTGATGTTACAGGTAATCCGTTAAATATGAGTTTGGTGATTGGAGATCCAATTGAAGATTTAGGTACAACACAAGCTGATTTGGAGCGTAGGCAAAAAATAAATGAGACATATTCACAAGGTGCTACAAATATTGATTCACACGATTATAACGATAATTGTGACCCTGAGAACCCAGCTGTAATTAAGTTCTTTCTGCCTGAGGATTTAGTGAATATAAACTCTCTTATTCTGACATATGAAATAGAAGAATTTAGAGCATATAGTAGAGCAACAAAAGGTGGAGGTGCAATTGTAGAATCTACATCTGCAGGTGGAGCTGTTGTAAATTCAACGAGTGCAGGTGGTGGAGTTGTAAACTCGACTTCTAGTGGTGGAGGATCTACTCAAACATCTAGTTCTGGTGGAGGAAGTACACAAACTTCTACTTCAGGTGGTGGTGGTTCATTTACTAGTGAAGCAGGTGGAGGAGCGGTACCGAGTACAACGCAAAAATCATTTGCAGAGATGCATTTAATGTCTGGTGTTCCGGAAAACAGTATTGGTTCAGAGAATTGGGGAAATCATTTACACGAGGTTGTTATTCCTGGTGATGCTTTTTCACATTCCCATACAGTTAATGTTCCATCGCATAAACACCAAGTGAATATTCCGGCACATTCTCACAGTGTTACTATACCGGCGCATACACATAGTGTGCAAATTCCCGATCATACACATCAAATTAGTATTCCGAATCATACACATGAAATTAATATCCCAAATCACACGCATACTATCAGCTTGCCTGATCATACGCATGATATCCAACATGGGATATACAAACTATCAGAGAAACCAAGTAGAGTAACAGTAAAGGTAGATGGAAATATAGTCCCTGTGGACTCTACATCAGCACAGAATATTAATCTTATCCCTTATCTTTCTAAAGATGGTGGAGGGAAAATAGAACGTAATAAATGGCATGAAATAACTATTACGCCAGATAAATTAGGAAGAGTTAATGCCAACATTATTTCACGTTTATTCATTCAATCACGTATAGGAGGTACATTCTAATGAAAACAGTTGAAATCCATACACAAGGTGGATTAAAGCACACAGTACAGACGGAAGTATATGATGCAGAAGCATTGAATACCAAACTAAATGACAACGATTTAATCACAGTATTGATTGCTGATTTTATTATTCAACGAATTGATGTAAAACGTATTATTCCATTAAGTGTTTCTAATGTGGAAGGCACCAAAAAAGTAGAGGTCCACACAAACGGTGGTAAAGTAATTGAAATTACAACAAACGATTATGATCCAATCTACTTAAATGAACAACTGAACAACAGTAACACTATTACGGTTGTAATTGGTGATTATATCTTCTCAAGAATCGATGTAAAACAAATCGTTCCTGTAAAAGAAGAACCCAAAGAACCACCTGTAACAGAACCTGAGAAACCGACAGACCCGGTTGAACCACCAACAACTGAAGAAACACCAGAAGAAACTGGTGAGCAAACCGAACCTACAGAGCAGTTATAAACTGGTCTTTTTTTTATTGATAAAAAGGAGATGGGAACATTGGAAGAAGAAATCTTTAAGTTATTTTTACAGCAAGGTTCATGGGCTATGCTTGCAGGATGGCTATTATGGACAAATAATAAGAGGAATGAGCAACGTGAAGACAAATATCAAAAGGTGATTGAAAAGAACCAAGAGGTAATTGAAGAACAAGCAAAAGCATTTGGATCTATCTCTAAGGATGTAACAGAGATTAAACAAAAAATTTTCGAAGGTGATGACAAATGACAAAACATATCGTTGATATTTCAAAATGGAATGACAAGATTAATTGGCCTATTGCAGCACCACAAATTGAATTTGCTATTTGTCGTGTCCAGTATGGTTCCAACTTAGTAGATCATTTATACAATGAACATGTTGCGAATTTAGAAAGGTATGGAATTCCACATGCTGCATATGCTTATGGATGTTTTGTATCAGTAGCTGATGCAATTGTGGAAGCAAAAGATTTTCTAGCAAGAGTAAATCCAAATGCTAAATTCCTTGTATTAGATGTAGAAGACGATACTGTAAAATCAATGGAAAGCAAAGGTAATCTTAATGATTTAGCAAAAGCATCGCAAGCGTTTATCGATACCTGTAAAGCTGCAGGTTGGAAAGTAGGTTTTTATGTAGCTCATCATATGTATGGTGACTATAATTTGCAAAGTGTACAAGCTGATTTTATTTGGTTACCACGATACGGAACAAATGATGGTCAACCGCAGAAGAAGCCTTCTTATCCATGTGATATCTGGCAATATACTGATAAGGGGCATATTGATGGTATTGGGAAAGTGGATATTAATTTGTTAGAAGGAGATAAACCTCTTTCATGGTATATCGGATCAGAGCAAACAATTGCAACTAGTCAATGTGATTCTAGTTGGTTCACAAAACAAAATGGTGTCTTTACTTCTAACACTTCTATTAAAGTAAGAAGAGAACCAAGTGTGAATGCAGAACATGTAAGAACGTTACAAGCTAACTCGACATTTACATATGAATCCTTTGGTTATGAAAAAGACGGTTATGTATGGCTAAAGGGTGTAGATGGGCTGTATGTGGCAAGTGGTGAAACGGTAAACGGTAAACGTGTCAGTCATTGGGGTTCATTTAAATAAAAAGGGCCGGCTCTTAATTGAGTCGGCCTTTTTTTATGCTATTGAATCAGGATGTAAGGCTACTTGTTATTAAGACATAACAAAGAGTTTTATAAATGTAAGAATTATCGTGGTGATTGTAAGACCTGTACCTACAATCCATTTTTTTGATTCGTCTTTATATTTTCTGTGGTTTTCACGTTCCTCATAAAACGCCATTTTTATATTTTTTTCGGTTAATTTAAGGCTTGTATTCAACTGATTCTTAAAATCTTCTAAATCTTGATGCGTAGCATAGTTGCTCATATCGCCACCATCTCCACTATTTCTATCATTTTCAACTTTGCGATGTCTCAATTCTACTAATTCTACTAAATCTCCCATGGTCATAACACCTCTTCGATTGTAAATGGAATTTTAGTTTCAAAGATTTTATTAATATCAATCGAATGTGATATTCCCATTTCACCTGGGTGTTTGTGGGTAAAGCTTATTTGTAAATAATAATAATTATTTACGAAATCTACTTCAGTAAAATCATCATCAATTGGAATTTCTAATTCTATACGGTCAATATCAGATTCTATGTTTCTTTGTTGTGGATCATACTCAACCATATAACTTCTAACAATCATCGTGTCCTGTCCGCCAAATTGATGATATAAAGTTATGTGTAGTGCTGTATAATCAAGAGTTTCATGTATATATGGAATTGTTCTACGAGTAAGTCCATCAATTGTACATGAGACGTTAAGCGTGTTATGTTGTCCTTTATATAATATTAGTTCGGACGAATCTCTTTTGGTAAAGAGGTTGATAGAAGTTATTGCTGGTTTAAAGTTATAAGAACTCATTTGTTATACCCTCTCTGTTATTAGATTTAAAGTTAGATATTTTATTAGAGAAAAATTATAAATCAGATATCTTTCTAACTTGCTTTTCTTTCTTCTTAAAGTTCTTCTTATATTGTTTGAAGTCTTCTTTATCTACATGAAACTTTTCGCCGGTTGCAACGTTTTTAACTAAATATGTTTTACTTACAAGCATTTTTATTAAAGCGTAAATACCAATGAGCGCAATTGAAATCCCAAGTGTAGGAATCATTAAAAGTAGCCCAGCGATAATTAGTGCTCTATCTAAAGTGCTATCTGTACGTTTTAAAATCAATCGTTTCCCAGCTGCAGCCTGAGCTTGTTCTAATTGTTGCATACGTTGTAGCGATGCTACAGTATCATAACTCATGAAATAACCTCCTGATATATAATAACAACATCATTATATCAAAGTTTGGGGATATTGGGATTATTTATCAATGTTTACTGGTATATAACTCTACTTGCTCGAGTAATTCAGTAACTTTTTTATGTCTTTCTTTAAGTTCATCTAAAGGTATTTTTGTAACAGCAGCGTTTTGCATAAAAAAGTTTTTATGGGATTGCCATTTATAAACAAGGTGCGCAACCTCTTGACGATTTTCATGCTTTAATAATAAAGCCGCAATATCTTTTTGCTTAGAATAAATTTTCCTAATCAATTTGTCCTTTTCGTGTGCTATTGGATTAGTAATCATATAAGTGCTCCTTTTAAAATTTTAATTGTACGAGGCTTAGATGGATCTCGCTGAATATAACCTTTCTCTTCTAAGTGCATTAAATGCCCATGAACTGTGGAACTAGAAGCAAGTCCAGTCGCTTTACATATTTCCCTAACAGTAGGAGGGAATCCGTTTTCTATGACCTTTTCTTGGATAAAAGTTAATATTTCAGCTTGTCTACTTGTTAATGGTTTCATGGTGTATACCTCACTTTATGTATGGAATATCTAACCATATAATAACAAGTTGTTGAGAATAAATCAAACACTTGTTCGTATGTTTCGGAGGTATTATGCTCCCATAAACTCTTTATCAAAGTAGAACTTGTCCATTAAGTTATTTACAATCCCGTTGAAATAAGCAAATTTACCCTTCTTCATGGTTGCTCCGGATTTAATTTTCATAACAAATTCTTTGATGGCTTTTAATCCAATAGTAAGCTCTTGTTCTTTAGTAAATGCTTTATTACCTGTAGAGAAGTTTGTAACTTTATTACACTGTCTTACGACCTTCCACAGTTCTTGAATTGTTTTAGATTCACTGTAAAAAGAGCTAACTAAAGAAATAAAACGTTCTGGTACCCAATGTGCTACGAAATCAGCTTCTTTAATGTTTTCTTCTGGAGTATTGCTATTATCATTACTATTACGTTTGTTTTTATCTTTTATATTTTGTTTTAAGGAAACAGGGGTTGTTTTAATGGTAGGACACTTTGTAGGACTTTTTGTATCTACCTTGTTGGACACTTCTTCCACAATTGGTTGAATAATAATAGCATTAGAAGTTTGAAGCATATCTTTTGTACGCTTCATTGCTACCTGTTTAACCATCTCTAGATCCACAAGCTTCTTCATTAAACGTTGTACAGTTTTATATGAAACTTCCATCTTTTCAGCAATTCTATTTTTGCATAGGAAACTTACACCTACATATTTACAGCTGTGGCGCTTTAAAATTTCAAGTAACGTAATAAGTTTAGATTGTACGTCAGTACGCTTAATAGACATACGGATAGTGTCTCTGTATGCACGTACAGTTTTATTTAGTTCTTCCACATCTTTGAATGATGATAAGTTGTGGAAGGATTCTTTTGTTGCAATTACATCAATACGTTTCTTTTCCATAATACGAGCTCCTTTGTATAAACAAAAAAGCAACAGAATGCCAAGTGTAAGCAAACTGTTGCTAAGGAGCCCTTACGTACTGTAAAATAGTCCGTAAGAGTACAGCAAGTGTTTGCCTAGTTAGAGTAGGCGGACGGTATATAGAGTGTTGGTAGCACTTTATATACACGCTGTGCTCTTTTGTTGTAGTTATATAGCGTTCGGTCAATTAAACACAACCTAACTACATCAAATAAATACAGTTAGGTCGCGGTTATTTTATTTTGAAGTCT